AGATGGTATAAGCGCCGCAAGAGATGTTCCGTCCACAGGTGGCAAAATTACCGCCGACAGCTTGATTGACGCAAAATATGCGTTGAAAGCGCAGTATAGGAATGGCGCACAGTGGATCTTCCATAGAGACGTTATCAAACTTATAGCCAAACTAAAAGATAACGACGACCAATACTTATGGAGGCCAGGTATATCGCTTGGTCAGCCCGATACGTTGCTGAATTTGCCCGTGAATGAGTCAGAATATGCGCCAAATACCGTTACCGTAGACAACTACGTTGGCATAATTGGTAACTTCAGATACTACTGGATCGCCGAACTAATGGGTATGGAGTTACAACGCTTGAATGAACTCTTTGCACAAACGAGCCAGGTTGGCTTTATTGGGCGCATGTGGGTAGACGGAGCACCAGTGCTTGAGTCGGCGTTTGCACGTATTAAGATAGCTGCAGAGTGATAGCGATGAAGATAAAAATGCTCAAGACGGCGGCGGGGCCGTCAGGCGTGAAGCTAAGCGGTAAGATATACGATGTTACCGAACGAGAAGCCAAGATATTGGCAGCGTGCCAAGCCGCCGTGATCCTTGAGCCGGAAAAGATCGAGGAGCCGACAAGGATCGAAGCCACCTTAATGGAGCCGGAAGAGACAGAAATGATGCCTCGACCGGCGAAACGAGGCAAAAAACGATGAGAAAGGGGGATTGGTCATGCATCTTGAGATAGAGACGCCCAGCGTGGAGCCGATCACGCTTGAAGAAGTCAAAGCCCACTTGAGAGTGACGAGCGATGACGAGGACGACTACATACAAAGCCTCATCCCCGTCGCCCGAGAGTGGGGTGAGACGTTTCAGGGGCGGTCATGGATCACGAGATCCATTGAATACTTTATTGAGGCATGGCCATCATCCCCCGTCCAACTCCCACGACCGCCCATCCAGGAGATCACAAGCGTGAAATATGTAACTGATGATGGGGAATATACGCTTGCTCAAGACGAATACATGTTAGATCCCATTGGTCGACTATATATTTACAAGCCACCTCCAGCCGAAGACGTTCGTTACATGAAGATAACGTACAAAGCAGGATATGGAGACAACCCTACCTCATTACCTCGTCGAGTCAAGCAAGCCATGCTTCTTTTAATTGGGCACTGGTACGAAAACCGAGAGATAATATCCGACAAGCCGACCAACGATATCCCCTACACGGCAGAGCTTTTGCTCATGCAGGAAAGGATAATTCCAGTATGACGAGCATAGGCGAATTAAGGGATAAGGTAAAAATATATCGAAAAGAGCAAACGGAAGATGGCATGGGCGGTTGGGAAGAGCATGAAATATTAGTCATGACGGCTTTTGCTCGAGTCGAAGCCCCACGGTCGAAAAGTGGCGTTATAGCACAAAAAGACACGGAAATTAGGTCGCATGAGGTGTTAATTCGCTACTCTTTGGGCCCCAAAATGGGCGATATCGTGGAATTTTTAGGCCAAAGGTTGGTAGTTCAAGCGGTGAGATACGACGCAAGAAGACGATGGATGTACCTCGACTGCGTACCAGAGGTGAAATAATATGCCACTTTCAGTGAGTGTTAAGGGTGTCGAAGAAAACATAGACGCTTTGCGGCGGGTAAACGCTCAAGCGAAGGACACAATAGTTCAAGTCTTGCGTGAAGAAGTTCAAAAAGCCGTAGATGACGCAAAAAGCATGGCTCCCGTCGATACGGGGGCTTTGCGTGATGGTATTACTCGCTCGGTGTCGAAGAAGAATTTGACGGCTACTATGTCAGCGGGCGGTAAGCGACGAGGCGTAGATACATATTACGCATATTTCATTGAATTTGGTACCAAAAACATGCCAGCGAGACCGTTTTTCTATCCTGCTGCACGTGCTCACGAAGAGGAGATAGCCGAACGCTTAGGCGATGAAATGTATCTCTTGATAAGTAAAGAGGTTGAGAAATAATGAGCCACGTGGCGATAATTCAGGATGTTTACACCGCTTTGTCTACGAACGCAGGCGTCATGGGCAAGGTAACAGGCATTTTCGACGTCCCACCAGAGGATCAGACGTCACCCTACATAGTCATCGATACGTTGCAAAGCCTAGAAGGACGGCTTTTGAACGCCTCAGAGCGTCAATGGGCCGTCGATGTGCATATTTGGAGCAGTTACAAGGGGAAAAAGGAGGTATTAGAAATTGCGGACTTGGTGGTGAAAGCACTTGACGATAGCTGGTTTTTTGAAGAATTAATGGTCATGCGTGACCCGTCGGGCTGGTTTCACGGAGTTTTAACAATTAGAGGATATGAAAGGAGATGAAGTAAATGGCATCTTTTGAAGGCAAAAAAGCAATAATACAAATAGATGTAAACGGTACGCCGACTCAGTTTGGTGAGGTTAAGTCGTACGAACTAAGCATCGATGCGGGTACCATTGACGTTTCCACGCTTGGCACAGACTGGAAGAAATTTTTGCGAGGACAGCGCAGTTGGTCGGGGACGTTACAGTGCTTATACGATCCAACCGATCCAGCACAGGCGGAGCTTGAAACCAAAGTAAATGCAGGGCTCGACGTGCATTTGACTTTCCTTGACCTTGGTGACGAAGTAGAGAAGCCAAAAAAGAGCGGTAATGCAGTTATAACGAACGTTACAACGAGCGTGGCGACCGAAGACGCCGTCGGCCTGTCTATCACGTTCCAGGGTAATGGGGAATTGACCGTAGAGACCGTAACTACTCCTTAACGAGGTGATATAACTTGAAGTTGGGCGGGAAGAATAGAGAGTTTAAGTACACCGTCAATTCAATAAGACATTTGATAAACATGACCGGTAAAACGCCGTCCGAAATACTAAACGGCTTCGATCCAACTGACTTTGACTTAGGCGTCAAGCTTATATGTTGCGGTTTGCTATGGGAAAACCCGAAATTGACGCCCGATATGGTCGGCGACTGGCTCGAAGTGGATGATGGAGTTTATAGCCAGGCTATAACTGACGCCGTGAACGCACTGGTTGTGTCGTTTCAGCGACAGTTTAAAATTGAGCTCGAAGAGGTAGACGAAGAAAAAAACTCACAAAAAAGGACTGGGAAGAATACTTAAACCACGCAGTTTTAATGCTTCTCGGCCCTTTGCGACGGACACACAACGACTTATGGCAGCTCACACTTGGAGAATATGAGGATCTTTGCCGTGCTTGGATGTATGCCAACTATATAGACACACAAAAGATAGCGCAATTAGCAGTTTGGCTTCTAAATGGATCTGGTAACTTAAAATATCCCGTTCACATCGAAGACTTGGTTGGCAAGTGGGTAGATGGTCGGGTAATGTCGATAAAAGAACATAGGGAGTACCTAAAGCGAAAGGTAGCCAGCAAAAAGAAAGGGGACAAGTGATGGCAAAAAGTCGAAGAATTACATACGTTTTCGGCGCCGATATCTCGGAATTAGAGCGAGGATGGAAGCGCATCGACTATCAGCTCAAAAGCTTAAGCCGCAACATACAGCAACACGGCAAGGCTATGAGCAAGGCTTTCACTATCCCCTTAGCTGCCATCGGTGGAATTGCGACGAAAGTTGCCCTTGATGTCGACGATGCAATGGATGCTATTGCAAGCGGGACGGGGGCGACTGGCGAAGCACTCAAGGGTTTGCAAGAAGATTGGCGACGCCTCGCTGTCAATGTAACGCAAGGCTTCGACGAGTCGGCGAAGGTACTGGCCGACTACAATACAAGACTTGGTCTCACGGGTAACGCTTTAGTTGATGTATCGCAAAAAGCTCTCGATGCATCAAGGTTACTTGGCGAAGACGTAACCGCCGTTGTAGCGGAAAGCGCAAAAGCAATGCAAAGCTGGGGCGTTGAGGCTGATCAAATGAGCGTCTTCCTAGATAAAATATTTAAAGCTTCGCAAGATACTGGCGTTGGCATGAGCACATTATCTAGTCAACTTTACTACTACGCAGCATCGTTGAAATCTTTGGGGTTTGACCTCAATTCATCTATAGCTTTACTAGCACAATTTGAACGTGAAGGAGTAAACCTTGAGCGTATCATGAGCTCTCTTGCAATGGGCTTGAATAAGATGGCCCGTGCTGGCGTAACCGACGCCAACCAAGCTTTCGTACAGTTAATACGTGAGATACAAAACGCAAAGACGCAAACGGAAGCGACAAATATAGCCGTAAGGGTTTTTGGTCGTTCCGGGACGGAAATGGCGGTGGCGATACGGGAAGGTCGCTTTTCCGTCGAACAGCTGGTTGAGGCATTACGAGAAGCGGACGGAGCTATTCAAAGGGCTGCCGAACAAACTGATGGCCTCGCTGAACAGTGGGCAAGGGCTAAGAACAAGATCATGCTTGCCATCGAGCCAATTGGGCTAGAAATTGTCAAGATCGCCGAGTCTATTATACCAGGCCTTGAAAATGCTACGAATAAAGCCGCAAAGGCGATCGCAGATATGAGCGATTCTTCGAGACAGAATATTATCAAGTTCGCAGGAGCTTTAGCCGTTGGCGGGCCACTTCTCTTGGCAATAAGTGCCACTATCAACGCCATAAGGAACTTAAGTGGCGTGGTAATGGCAGCCTTTGTCCTTCCTGGGGCCCCATGGGTATTAGCCGCAGCCTCGGTGGCAGGTCTCGTGCTTGCTTTGAAAGATTTTGACAGAGTACAAAAACAAATCACTGGAAGAACCCCAGCCGAAGTGCTCGATCGGTCAAAATACATGCAACGAGCTGGCGAGATATTCGCCGAGCGACATGGGAAATATCCAATAACCCTTGAAGAATATAAAGAGCTTGACAGAATAATTGATGAGCTAATAGCTAAAGAACGAAAAGTTGAAGTTGAAGTTACGCCTAAAATTACAGCACCTAAGGGAACGCCTACTATACCAGCACCGCAAATAGGCGCACCTATCGACTTAAGCAAGCTACTTGACACGGAAAGCAAGAAGCGTGCCGATGAAGCAGCAAGAGTTGAGCGGGAACGCATACGACAGATTGGCATTACCACGGCAGCTGAAATAGAGCGTATAGAAAAAGTGAAACAGATGCAGCTTGAAGCTCAAGAAGCAGCCGCAGAAGGCGTCAGACGATTTTGGCGAGATGTCAATTGGGAATACAATCAAGGATTAATCGATGCTCAAAGCTATTTTGACATGTTAAGC